AGTTAATTACAACAAGTGTAAATAACTCTGCAAGCCTAGCACGTTGACTGGTGTCTGCGTCCGCCATCAACTACGCTTTTTCACAAAAACGGTTACATTACATTAATAGGAGGTTTATAATGAGATGCAGGTTTTCTCGACTTTACGAGACTTATGAAACAATGCCAGATGTAATAACTCGTGTCCTAAACGGGTTATATGAAATAGGTCACCTTACATCAGTGAATACCATTTTACGCAAATTCGGTATTGTGAATGTAGGCGACTACGAGACTCGAGGCAAAGAAGGTATTGATATGTCCATTAAGCGACAATTAGCTATGGATTTGTGGTACTCACCACGATTACCTCTTTACGACTTGAGTCGAGTATTGCTTTACTTCGCTACAACTGAAATATTCCATAAGGAGTTTGATGATGAACTACTAGAGTTCAATCGTGAATACGGGATCATAGGTGGCACGTTAGGGGACTTTACACTTCCTCACATATTGAGAAGCCCGTATTGGCCCGAACATGTACAGAGTCCCATGACTTATGCAGACTTAGAATGTCTTGCTAGTTTCCTTGACGAAAGAACCACATTCATACCACTTTATTAACAACATGAAAAAACAAAGAAAACGAGCTCCAAAGAGTTTCATTAACTTATCTGTTCAAGACGTCAAAATGACGTACCAAAATCCTGGATACAAATTATCTAAGGAGGAAACTGACTCAGCTAACGCAACGTACAATGCTGTGCGTGATCGGTTCGCTGCGATCAAATCCGCTGTAAAAGAATCCAAAACTAACGCACCTCAAAAAGGTGAGGGTACAATGCCATGGTTGACTCGTCGTTCAAATAAATGGGCGTTAAAAATGAAAGAAACTCTAAAACCAGATACCTACAAAGGTATATTCAGTGAGAACTTCTTTCGTTGGGACTCTCCCGAAGGTCTTGCAATCATAGCAGCTTTCTACTCAAGTGACTTTGGTATCTGTGACGAAGAGCACTCTAAAGCACTTGAAGCTACATGGCCTAACGAGTTGACAGCTTACCCATATGGTACGCGATGGTCTTCTCCCAGATCTAGCAGTTTACAAGATGAGTTAGTGAAATCTCTTGCTGGGTTAGCGCAATTGGTGCTTAATCCATACGAAGAAGGATCTGTAGAAGTTCCAGTTAAATTCTCAAGAGATGAACGCTTGGTTAAGAAATCATATAAAGGCCACTTCGGGTTTCATAAAGATGTCCCTATCGTGACTGAACCTCTAAAAGAGTTCTATGACTTATTAATGTTACGCAACGTAGATCTTGATGAGACTAACGAAATCCAATGGTCTGAAAGCATGAAGCAGTTACAAGCTTCTATTACACACGAGTGCTTTGATGAGATGAACTCTCAAATAGCTCGTCTATGTAAAGAGCAACCTAATGGTCCTTACAGACCTTTTCTTGAAAAATCAGAAATAGTAAACGGCAATTATCTAGCGAACCCTTTCATAGTTCAAGAGAACTTAAAGGCAAAGCTTGCTAATTATCCTGATCTATTAGCTTTAGAGCTACAATCAAGAAAAATAGGTCCACGTTCCGCTGGTACTCAGGACCAATTCTGGGCCCAAGTTAAAGACACTTATGATGTGCCAACTTTAACAGAGCGCGCGAAACGCGATCTTGCTGAAGCTACTGATGAATGCATCAAATTGTGGCTAGACCATGTAGGAAAGGTAGAACCTATACCCTATGTAGCCGGAATTACCAGCCTTGCTGATATCGAATTTATCCATTTTGGTGTTCACTCCAGTGATGAAAAACTTGCTGACGAAAGTGTGAAACTATGGGATTGTATTTTAGAAGCTAGCTTAGGACAGGAGTGTGTTTACGCGTATGTCAAAAAGAATACCAACAAAGGTGCACCTTATTATACTAGTAAAATTACTAATATAGAATGGTTAAACTTAGTATTCAATTTCTTTGATCGCAGCGTAGACCCATTGGAAGCGTTAAATACATTTCCATTTATTCCTGGACAGCGCTTACAAAATTCCACGCCCAGTGATGACGGTACCACTAAGGTCAGAGATCGTATTATTATGCAAATGAGTGCAATTTATATAGCACACCAAGCGTATAATAATCCATTTCTAAAAGCCATGAAAACTATGCCTGAGTTTGTATCATACAAATCCCACGATGATGTAGGTATTGCTATGGAAGAGGCTTTAAAAGGCCAAGACCCTGAATTGAATACTTACTTATTATCTCAAGACTACTCTGGTTATGATAAATGTATGGGGGGGGAGTTACTAGAACCTTGCATATGGAAGTTCTTTGAAAGTGTTTTTGTAAACACTACTACTGATAAAGACTATTTACATAACTTATTCCAAGGGGAGTGGAAACACTTTTATACAAAGGCTCCGTTAATTGTACCTGGTGGTGTTAAAACAGGCGCTCATGGTCTATTTTCAGGTGCTCCTGGTACTGGAATAGTAGGCTCAGTAATGAACTGGATACGCACTAAAGCTATGGAAAAACACTTTAACGTTAAATTTTTATTTAACTATTTTCAAGGTGATGACACAGCATTATGCTATCAGGCCAAAGAAAAAATTGAACTAGGTGCTATTTCTAGCTACTTAGCAGAATTTGGGCATCTTGTGCAAAATGACGTAGTAAAACAAGCATACATGGAAGTCAAACCAGACAAGTCAGCATGGGTTATGTTTGTAGGTAAATATTATTTCATCAAGTCAACCAGCGGTTTGAAGTTGTTTAAGCCTATCTACTCAGTAGTAGATATGGTAGCTCGATTTGTTCATCCAGAACAGACTAAAATGTCTATTGAGGAAAACTCCATACGTGATTGGTCGGAATATGACTATAACGAGAATCAATATATTTATCGTGACGCAAAAGCGATAGACCCTATGACAGGAGTACCAGTAGTGTCACCTTCCATATCAATGGCAGTACGCATAACACAGTCTTTAATGAACATTGAACATCACCCTTTATCTAAT